GATTGTCAGCGTAAGCCGATTCACCTTGACGAGCAGGAGCATGAAAAAACTGCTTCCGCTTGATAACTTCCCAGTCGAGAATTGAACCCTCGAACGAATCAGTCTTGCCTTTTTGTGTCATGTTTACCAGTTGGTCTGCATTAACATTTGTTGCATTCATAGTTTTATTCCTCTCATAGTTTCGCTGTGCTTTCAAGGGGTTGCGACCTCGCCAACCGAACAATTCGATTGACCCGCATTAAGGGCTGTGAAGCCCCCGCTCTGCATTAGATTATTAGTAGAGTTCGTTTGATTTCGCCACAACTCCAATAAGCATCCCACTTTTCACGATCATCCCATGAACAATGCCACGTTATATCAATACCCTCTTTTTCAAGTGTAAGTGAAATAAACGAGCGTATATCACCATCCTGTGTTCTGGTGGGTTTGATATCAAACTTGGAACATAAAGTAAGCATATATCCCCACTTGCAATCAATGTAGCTGTGTCTAACCATACCTGCTTCTAATTTATCACTCATAATAATTCCTCTCATAGTCGCTCTGTGTTGTACGGGGTTGCGACCGCCTAGATTCAAACTGTATGAACCTGCCCACATTACCTATGAGAGAGGAAATCACAACACACTTGCAGGTCTTGGCTGATCACATTATGGGGCTTCGTTAACTCATACCAGTAGCTGTACTGAATCGGGCAATTCGGCATCGTTGAGTGGCTTCGTAGCTTGAACAGTAACAGGCTCGGTTTCGTCAGAGTCATGTGGTGCGGATGCACAAACTAATGGCCCACGATCTCGCTCGCTGTCAGCGGTGTGTTGCGTTTGCAGTTGTCAAAGAATCAGCCCGAAGACCGCCTACCTGTAATCGCTTCGGTAGAACCATGCGGAGGGTATTTTGGTCGGGTTGTCCCTCATTTCCCAATCGTTACAAGGCATAGCCTACAGAAATCTTCACAGGTATGCAAGCTAAACTTTCACATCTTTTTTCAGTTGTTATTTGAGCGGTACAGATTTATCTTGTGAGTATGAAATATAAGACAGCNAAAACCCTATTTGATGAGATCAAGGTGAGTGATAANAAAGAGCTATATGCCATNTGCCAGTATATAGTAAGTACAGTAACAGACCTAGAGAAAGACATAGCCAAAACAAAAGACGAATCGAATGTTATAACCACCGACATCGATTTCGACGATAAAGATGCCGTACGCACACGCACGTTGCAACAATTATACCAGTTAATGCTTGACGGGAACGCCACAGCGGGCAACTACTTTGCAAAGTATGTAGGATTAGAAGAAGATACTAGCAGTCTTACGATAGAAATAGTACGTTTTAAAGATATTAAAGATTCATATGATCTTGATGCGGTGGAGGACGACCAGAAGACCATAGATTCTTGCGAAGAAATTACAGGGCAGGTAAGAAATTAGGGGGTGGGGTCGGGTCTGCGAATTTTTAAAATTTTGCGATATAGACCCTCACAAACAAAATGAAAAATTTTGATATACCAGATGTGAAATTGGAGGACTTGTCATACTGCCAATGTGTAGACTGTGAAAACTTCTTTTATGTGTTAGAGCTTCCGAGTTGCATCAACGACCCAAATTTTTGTCCTTATTGCGGTACACGGTTTAATATATGTTATGGAGAAGAAGATGGCTAGAAGTTGCCAAGAATGTTGTTGTATTGATACAGAAGAAAACCCTATCATAGAGATTCTTGACGAGCAGGGGTTCGTTGTGAGAGAGATATGTATGATGTGTTATGCGGAGGAGTTAGACGATGCCTAAAGGTAATGTACCCTATAAATACACGCAGGAAGCCCAAGACGAGCGTAACTGGAGGAACAGCAAGAGCAGGGATGGTGAGAACTATAACTACGCCAAGTACGACAAGAAGGCTTACCAGAAGAACTATGACGAGATAGACTGGAGCAAAAAGGCTAAATGAGAGTTCGTATACCTGCGATACAGCCCCGTGAGTATCAGTTCAATGTGTGGAATGCTGTTGAGTCTGGTGCTAAGAACATTGTGATCTCTTGGGCGAGGCGGCACGGTAAGGATGTGACTACGGCTTCCATACTGAGCTGTAAGGCGTTAGAGCGTGTTGGGTCTTACTACTATCTGTTTCCGACTCGTAAGTGGGCAGAGAGGGCGATATGGAACAACATTGTGACCATAGGCAACCGAAGTGGTAACCTCCTAGATATTATTTTTCCGAAAGAAGTGGTCGCCTATAAGAACAACACCGACATGAAGATTGGCTTGGTGAATGGTTCTGTGGTCAACTTTAGCGGTACTGACAACCTTGATTTCGTGGGGCAGGGGGGTTATGGCTATGCCCTGTCTGAGTTTTCGCTTCACAAAGAAGAGGTCACAGGGTTTTTGTCTCCGATTTTGGATGAAGGTAATGCGTTCTTTTCTTTATAGCCAACGGTACAATGCGTGGTAAGAAGAACCTGCTGTATCAAATGTACGAAGCNAACAAANATGACCCCAAGTGGTACACCGAGTGGCTGACACCTGTAGAAACCAAGCGTTATTGTTGGGTAGGGGATGATATGANCCTAAACCCAGAGCTTCTTGGGCAGATAGACCCACTTACAGGCAACGAGTATNTGAACATCCAAGACCGTGTAGANAGCAAAATGATTTCGTATTCGCTAGCTAGGCAGGAGTATTTGAACGAAGCGGTCGCTGATGTGGCNAACTCTGTGTATGGCTACGAGATGACTAAGCTACAGGACAAGGGTATGATTACGCCTTTGACGCACAACCAACACGACTTGGTGTATACGTTTTGGGATTTGGGTGTAGATGACCCGACAGCGATTGTGTTTGGTACGGTTGATAGCAGAACAGACAGAGTGCAGGTGATTGACTACTACGAGAACACAGGTCACGACATCAAGCACTATATCGATATTGTAAACGAAAAGGGCTACAACTATGGTGGTCACTATATGCCGCACGACTCTAAGAGGCGGTCAAACAACACAGGAACCAACATGATAGACTTCTGCCGTACTGAGTATGGGTTTGAGGTGCGTCCTATTCCCAAGACCAACTCTGTGCGTGATGATATTGAGATTATCCGCAGGTTGTTGCCAACATTCTGGATTGATGCCAAACAAGAAAAAATTATCGAATGCCTAACAAACTACCAATGGAATCCAGTTACAGGCAGGGTGTTGCACAACGAATACTCACACGGAGCGGATGCGATTCGTATGATGGGTATGTGTATACACAACAGAATGATTGACCCGTATTTAAAAGTAGAAAGAAGAAACATTACACCAGAATACTTAGATGGAGCATCGTATTTAGTATGACACCGTATGATAGAGCAAAGGAATTGTATAAAGGCAAAGACGATGAGTTCTTTGAGATTATTGAACATTGTGGCAGGGTAGGTGCGTTCCATTCTGATGAGGATTGCTTTGTATGTGCTTATCAGACTTATTCAGAATCTATAAAAAATAAAACACAAAAAAGACTTGACAAGCTAGATACTTGGTATATATACATTCTCGCAGGTGACCCTAAAAAGGCATTTCATTATACAATGAAAGACATGAAGTACGTTGCCTACGAAAGATTTGACGGTAAAGTAAGACTGGTAGAAAAAGAAAAGATAGAGAATTTACTATGGCGTACATCTCTGCGAGGCAGAGAGTTTAGTGATCACCGCCATAGATTTGAAGTTGGAGTTGAGTAATGGGAAGTACAAGTACGCCTTCATATGCACCACCACAGCCCAAGCCTATGATAACCCGTATGCCAAACGAGGCAGACTTCGAGAAAGACATAGAAAAAAGACGCGAGCGACAACAACGCAAAGCAGGAAGAGGAACTAAGGACAAACCTTTTATTTACGAAAATGTAATGGGCGTTGGAAAACGACTAGGCGAAACCGCACCTGCAACAAGGCGTGGTCAAACTGTATTTAACATGGGTAACTATTAAGAGAGAATTATTATGGGTAGACAAAAAGCCGCACCAACTCCACCACCTCCACCACCACCTTCACCTACACCAACTCGTGTAGACACAGCAGGTCAACAGCGAATGGCTGAAGTAGGAGAACGCAGGCGTATGGGTCGTGCATCAACTATATTGACTAAGCGTAAACCAAAAGTACAAAAACTTGGTGGTAGCACAAAAGCAACAACTAGCATCTTAGGTCAAAAACGGTAATGGACGGCAAGGCGTTAGTTAAGAAGTTCGATACGATGAACTCGTATGCCATTGGTAATTGGAAAAACCTTTGGCAAGAATGTGCTGACTGGGCTATGCCTACGAATGACAACATTAACCGTGTTCGTTACGAAGGGCTAGAAAAGTCTCCACAACGTATGATTGATACCTGTATCGAAGCTAACTATAACTTTGCCGCAGGTTTTTACTCTCATATGTTCCCACCGAATAGCGTGTGGGCAAAATACCGTCACCCCAATCCAATGCTTATGGCTGATGAATCTGTTGCATATTACTTTGAACAGGT